TGTTCAAATCCATGAATCATATATTTGGGTTAGGGTAAATGGAACAGATGTGCCACATTCTGCAACAAAATTTAGTGTGGTAGAAAGTCATGGTGGTGTAGATGGATATATGCCTATTAATATTAATCACCCATTAGAACTAGATGCTAATGATTATGTTGAAGTTGTTGCATCAGTAGATGATACAGGTATTTATTTAGAAAATTATGTAGCACAAACAACACCTTTTGTAAGACCTGCAATTCCTGCATTAATGGTTAATTTACAAATGATAGACCCATCAAAAACAACAGGGTCAGCACATGAGTTATATGTAAGCAATAGGCAAAAAGGACAAGCAACTATTACTCATTTACCTAATAGTGTGTCAGATAACACTTGGGGATATATAATAGTAGGATAATAACTACTAGGATATATTATGGATACATTGTATGTTGTACCACCTCAGCAAATACATAAATTCTGGGGTATATCATCACCACATTTAGAAAAAGCAATTCAAACATCTAGTGGTGAATACACGATTGACCAACTTAAAGTATTAGTTACACAAGGCAAAACAACACTACTGATTACTTTAAATGAAAACCAAATATGCACAGGAGCAGCGACCATAGAGTGGCTTGACTATGCTAATGATCGAGTATGCTATATCAGCTACATTGGTGGGAAAATAAGCCAAGAAAGTTGGTTACAGTTTGTTGACTGGATAATAAAAAGTGGTGGCACAAAAATACAAGGGTCAACGTCATCACCAGCTATTGTTAGGTTATGGCGAATGAAATTTAATATGAAACCTAAATATACACTTATGGAACTCAAACTTACGGAGTAAATTATGTTCAATTTTAGAAAGTTATTTAATGTATTTTTCGGCACAGGAATAGTCGACTATCTCACGTTTTGGGGTGGTGGTGGCGGTGGTGGATCGCAAACACAGTCTACTGTGTCAGAATTAGACCCTACGGTCAAACCGTATGTGAGTTATGGACTAGGTGAGGCTCAAAAGCTCTATCAAACAGCTGGTCCATCATATTATCCTGGTCAAACATACATATCTCCGTCTACACAAACACAGCAAGCATTACAGGCTGCACAATCAAGAGCATTACAAGGCTCACCATTAGTTCCGCAAGCACAACAAACCGTAAGTGGTTTACAGCAAGCAGTTAATCCAGCATTACAAGGTTATCAACAGTTGCAAGCAGGTTCAGGTATTACAACAGGATTAAATCCTGCATTACCGAGCTATCAGCAATTATTAGGTGGTGGTAGTAACTTAAGTCTACCAGGCACACAAACGACTGCTAGTGGGGCTTATTTAGGCTCTAATCCATACTTTAACGCAGCTTTAATGCAAGGTGCTCAGGCTGCAACAACTAATTATTTAGATGCTATTAATCAAGCTAGGAGTGGTGCATCTTTAGCAGGTCGATATGGTAGTGGAGCTGCTACAGAATTACAATCAAGAGCACAACAGAATTTAGCAAATTCACTAGCACAACAGGCAGGTCAATTAGCTTACAGTCAATATGGCATGGAAAGAGGTCTACAAGAAGGTGCATTAGGCAGACTAAGCGACATCTCAGGACAACAATTCCAGCAACAATTAGCTGCTACACAAGGTTTAGGCGGTCTAGCAGAATCACAACTTGGTCGACAAATGTCAGCACAGCAACAATCCTTCCAAAATGCTCTTGCAGCAACACAAGGATTAGGTGGTCTTGCAGAACAACAAGCACAAAGACAAATGGCAGCAGCACAAGCAGCACCAGGTCTTGCAGGTGCAGACTATGCAGACATTCAGCAACTTATGAATGTAGGTCAAACAGCAGAAGATTATCAGCGTCAAGCATTAGAAGCTGATATTGGTCGTTACGAGTATGGTCAAAACTTACCATACACCAAACTACAATCATTCCTATCAGCAGCTTATGGAGCACCGATGGGTCAAACAACAACAGCTAGAACATCTGGCGGAGGTAAGTAATTATGGCATGGTTTACACCTTTTTTAGTACCTGCATTAATTGGTGCAGGAACATCTTTATTACAAAGACGTGACCCATTACAAGGAGCATTGATTGGTGGTGCAACTGGTGGATTATTAAGTCAAATTGATTTTGGAAGTGCATTAAATACATTAAAAGATGCTGCCTCTTTTGATCCATCTACAGTTACAGCTCCAACATTAGGTGGTTTAAATATGACTGGTGCAGGATTTCAGTCCGCATTACCTAATATAACTAATGAAGCAATTACATCTAATATTTCAAAAGTTGTTCCTGGTTCTATAGAAAGTGAAGGTTTTGTTAATGTAGGCGGAACATATTATCCATCAGGCAGTATTTCAGCTAGTGGTTTAATAGAAAATCCTGATGTACCAGATCAATTTATAGATAAAGTTGCATATGATAGATTAAATGAACCTAGCTTTATGGATACGGTGACAGGAGGATTAAGTGAAATATCCCCAAATACATATGCTCAAGCAGGTTTGATGGCTTATAATAATTTAAGTAAAGAACAACCTACATCATTTATGCAGCCTGTTCCTGTTAAACCAGCAAAACAGTCTACTATTGGTAAACCATTAGCAGTTAATATTGCACAACAAAGAAGAAAACCAGTATTTTTCGGATAAGGATAAAACTATGGCATATACATTTCCAAACATATTTATGACACCAGAATTAGGTGGTAATGTTGGATTATTAGATGACGAAATACAAAAAGCATTACAACAACAAGCTACTAAAGCTGGTTTACTTACAACAGCAGTTGATTTTTTAACAGCACCAAGAACAAGACAAGTAGGTAGTTTTTTACCATATGCAGGTACATCCTTTACTAGAGGTATGCAAACTGCTAGTAATGTGTATGGCACAGGATTACAACAAGCTATAGCCAAACAATTAAAAGAACCTAAAATGTACACAGTTGATGGTGCTTTGGTTGATGCACAAGGTAATGTTGTTTATCAAAGCCCACTTCCTGAAAAAAAAGAAGAATCACTTTTTGCAAAAATAGATACATCTAAATTTACGCCACAATCATTAAGTGAAGTACAAAAAACTCAAGATTTATCTAAATTAGTCTTAATGAAACAAGGTGATAAAGATTATAAAAATCGATACATTGAATTGCTTACAATTCAAAATGATCCTAATAGAGAATTAACTGTATCAGAAAATGCTGAATTAAATGCTTTAGCTAGAGTTGTTAAAGAGGTTTCGCCAAAAGGAACAGATGGCACAACAATGCAACCACCTTCAGGATATTTATGGAGACTAAATCCTGATGGAACTAGATTTATTGATCCTAATACACAAATGCCAGTAGCAGTACCTATTCCTGGCACAAAAGAATCAGTAGCAAGAGAAGAAGCAAAACAGAAAAAAGAAGTTGGCGAGTCAGGTAAGGCTACTATTGCTAGTACTGTTTTGGTTGATGCACAACGTGCATTAGACACAATAGAAAGTAATCCAGATTGGACAACAGGAGCAACAGGATTTGTGCTACAAGCAGTTCCAGGAACTGATGCTTTTGCTTTAGGAAAAATGGTTGATTCTGTTAAAGCTAATATTGGTATTGATAAATTATTAGATATTAAAGCTAGTGGAGCTGGTCTTGGACAAGTTCCACAAAGTCAATTAGATATGTTGGCTAGTGTTTTAGGTGGATTAGATATTGGTCAACCAATAGCTGTTTTAGAATATAACTTAAAAAGAGTTAAAACAATTTATGGTGATATTGTAAAAGCTGCTGGCGGTCAAGAAGCATTAGATCAGGCTTTAAGTGCATCAGTTGAAACTCCTGAAGCACAAAAATTAAGAGAACAAACTCCAAAACTTCCAGAGGGTGTTAAAGTAAGGAAAAAAAATGGCTAATATATATGAGGTAGAAATACCAAATGTAGGCACTTTTGAGGTTGAATCTGATAAAGAATTAACAGATCAACAAGCATATAATTATGCTTTAATCCAATCACAACAAGAACCATCAACATTAGAACAAGTTAGTCGTAAAGCTGGTTCGCTAGCTAGAGGATTAGCAATTCCTACAACTGGTGCTATTCTTGGCGGCTCATTAGCTGGTCCTCCAGGAGCTATTGCTGGTTCATTAGCACTTCCTGCTGCTGAATTAGTGTCTAAAGGATTAGGTGCTGTTGGAATAGAAACAGGATCACCTTATGAATTGGCACAACGTGGTTTAACTAAATTAGGCTTTCCTGAGCCACAAACAACAACAGAACGTGCATTACAAGCTGGAGGTGAAGCTTTAGGTGGTGTTGGTGGGCAATTAAGTGCATTATCACGATTAGCAACTACAGCAACTACTCCTGTAGGTCGTGGTATTGCTACACAATTATCTACATTGCCTGAAAGACAACTAGCAGCAAGCGTTCCAGTAGGAGCAGCTACGCAGGCAGTAACAGAAACATCGGAAAGCCCATTAGCAGGAACATTAGCTGGTGTTGCCACAGCATTGCCTTTTGGAATTAAAGCTCCAAGAAGAACAGAGGCAATACCAACAATAACTGAATTAAAACGTAATGCTTCTGCATTATACAAAGAAGCTGAAGAAGCTGGCATTGTATTTAAAAAAGACCCATTTCAATCTTTTACAAAAGAACTAGAAGTTAAATTAAAAAAGACAGGATTAGATAAAGATGTAACACCAACTTCTTTTGCAGTATTAAACAGAATTAAAGAAGATGCAAAAAAATCTAATACTTTAGGCGATATAGACACTTTACGAAAAGTTGCTAAAGGTGCAGCATCTTCTACAGATAATGCAGAAAGAAATTTAGGTCGAATGATTATAGAAGAATTGGATAATTTTGTAGAAACTGCTGATCCTGATATGTTTTTAGTTGGTAATAAAAAAGGTATTGATGCAATTAAAAATGCAAGAGAATCTTATAAGATGGCAGTAAAAGCAGAAACATTAGATGATATTTTTAATGTTGCTGAATTAAGAGCATCTGCTAATTTTACACAATCAGGTATGGAGCAAGCATTGCGTAGTAGATTAGTAAATCTTGCTGTTAATAAAAAGAAAATGAGAGCTTTTACTCAAGTTGAACAACAAGCTATTAGAGAAACTGCTAAAGGCGGATCATTGCAAAACTTTTATAGAGCAATAGGTAAGTATGCACCTACATCATCTATACCTACAGGCATTGGTGCTGGGTTAGGTGCTAGTATTGGATCAACATTTGGTTTGCCTGGAGCATTTATAGGTGGGGCAGCTGTTCCAGCTATAGGAGGAGCGGCAAGAAAAGCTGCAACAGATATTGGTTTAAGAAAATTTAAAGAATTAGAACAATCTTTAAGACTTGGTAGACAGCCAAGATTATTTGAAACACCAAGACAAGTATTAGGTACAAGAGGCTTATTAATTGGTGGCGAACAAGAAATACAAGAATAATGTGGCACGAAATAAACTTACCCCCTATCAACCTATATAACGCACCGAAAGGCAATACATGACACCGCACGAAGAATTATTAGCACACGAGAAGCTCTGTGCAGAGCGATATTCAACAATTCACAAACGACTGGACAGGATTGAAACCATGCTTAACAAACTCATTTGGGGTGCGATGGGCGGTTTTGGTGCTATCTGTGTTGCTGTGATTATATCCAATATACACCTATGAAAGAAATAGGGTTATGGATATTTGTAGCAGTATACATTATCTTATGTGTACTGGTTGGGTTTAACAATTAAGGAGTTAAATATGGAATGGGATTGGCAACATTGGGTCGCATTAGCTGTTTGGACATGGGTATGGGATAAATGGGTAAGTCACCATTTGCATAACCTATGGGATGGCTTTACAGGTCGTTATTAAAATGAACTCATTTTGGGAGGGATTCTTATACGGATTCCTCTCAATTCTTTTATTTATATTAATTGAAGTTCCTAAATGGAACTGTCATTATTTTTGGTGGTAATATGTTTGGAATTATAGGTAAATTATTAGGTAGTGGTGATGTTATCAGTAAAGGGTTAGACCTTATTGATTCTATGCACACCTCTAAAGAAGAAGAAATACTAGCTAAGAGCAAAGCAAAGATTGATTTATTGCAAGCATACGCACCGTTTAAATTAGCACAAAGATACCTTGCAGTTATGTTCTCTGCTGTGTTTTTATTTATTATGCTTAACGGTGTGGTAGGTGCATTGTATGGTTGGATAGATATGGCTAATGTATCTGAAGCTAAAGACTTTGCTAACGAAATGTGGCTAGGTGAAATTATGTTAGCTATTGTAGGATTTTATTTTGGTGGGGGCTTAGTAGAGTCAGCTCGTAGAAAATGAGATTAACACCAAACTTTACTTTAGAAGAGTTAGAGTTTAGCGAAACAGCAACAAGGCTAGGCATAAACAATAAAGTTCCAGAACAGCTAATGGATAACATAATGATATTAGCGAAAGGATTACAAGATGTTAGAAAGTTACTCGGCACACCTCTCTATATTAGTAGTGGTTATCGCTGCATTGAGCTTAACAATATACTCAAGTCTAAACCCACATCTGCTCATGTCAAAGGGTTGGCTGCAGACTTCAGACCTAGTGGCAACCATAATATTGATAGTGCTGTCGCTGCCATTGTTGATAGCGATATTCCTTACGACCAAGTTATTAATGAGTATAATCAATGGGTTCATATATCTTTCGCAGAGAGTGGTAGAACTCCTAGAAAACAGGCGTTAAGTATTGACAAGAGTGGAGTAAAGATATATAATAAGTAATGCAGATACTGTTACTTGATATAGAAACAGCACCCAATACAGCTCATGTATGGGGGTTATGGAATCAAAATGTTAGCATAAATCAACTCATGGAGTCCAGTTATGTAATGTGCTGGGCAGCAAAGTGGTTGGGTAAGAAACAAATTATGTTTGATTCTATAATGGAAAGCTCACATAGCAACATGATTAAAGGTGTTAAAAAACTTTTAGATGAGTGCGATGCAGTTATCCATTACAATGGCAGTAAGTTTGATATTCCTACTCTTAATAAAGAATTTTTGTTATTAGGATTAAGTCCTCCAGCACCTTACAAAGAAATAGATTTGCTTAGAACAGCAAGAAGTCGTTTTAAGTTTCCCAGTAATAAACTAGATTACGTTGCACAGCAATTAGGTGTGGGCAAAAAGACACATCATACAGGTCATGAGCTTTGGTTAAAGTGTATGGCTAGAGATAAAAAAGCATGGGCAACCATGAAGAAATACAATAAAAATGATGTTGTTATTCTAGAGAAAGTCTATGAAAAAATGTTAGGCTGGATTAATAATCATCCTAATCATAATATGTATACCGACATTAGAGTTTGTCCCAAATGCGGAAGCAACCATTTACAGAGAAGGGGAACTGCTTGCAACACAAGATTCGTTTATACTCGTTATCAATGCCAGAGCTGTGGCTCGTGGAGCAGAGAAAACAAATCAGAAAAAAGCAAAAGTTCAAACTCAAATATCAGCATTTAAGGAAAGTAAGAATGGACATTAACGAAATATCAGAACATATTGTAGGCAAAACAATAGAAGCTGTTGACGTTGTTTTTGGCGAAGATACTATGATTATTTATTTAGATGATGGTTCTGACGTAGAGTTAATTATAGATACTATTTACTGCAATGTTCCTGATAAAGATGATTAAGAATTTTCTGCGTAATCATACCAAGCGTTTATCTTCTTTAATAGACAAGATTCACCTGTTCCTAATAATATTATTTTGTTTTGTTTTAATTTATATATTCTCCCTATGTGTCGTTCTGAAGGCAGAGAATATCCTTCTATAATCCAGACAGTATTGTTGTCTTGATTAGACAAACTTTTTAATAATCTCTTTTGTCCGTCTTTCATATCTTTTAATTCTTGTCCGTCTCTCTTCCACTCAGCAAATAAGAATTTATTTTTTCTTTGCATAACCATGTCTATATCACTGGCTTGAAACTTTAAATTACTTTTAATAACACCCATTAAAAATCCAAAGTCCACATGATTTGCGTTATGGTTTCTCATGCCGTCAGTCATACATCTATCCTTTTTCCAGCCATAGTTAATAAGTTATCTATTGCTAACTCCAAATGTTTTTCATAATACATAGGCTTCTTATCTTTTAAATACCTAGCGTAGATAGCTTGTCGCTGTGCTTTAGGTAAGCTATTCACAACAGCATTGACTGTAATAACATTATGCTTATCTGCTTTGTTTATCATCTCTTCAAAAGCATCGTGACTAGACTCACCACCACTAGAAAGAAAAGAAGATTTAGTAGGAAAGCCTAGACGATGACTGTCTTTTTTCATCCACTTTGCCCAATCATCTAATATACATAGCAATCTACCTAGCTTCATTTGTTATCCTAAATGCTTCTTGCCATGCTTCCCAAGCTGATTGAGTATGTGTGCTTGAATACTTATTCTTTATTGCAACATTAATATCTTCTAATTCACCGTCAATAAATAATTTATACCCATTATCTATTCTTAAATTATATTTATGTTTTTGTGCCCACTTTCTAAATAATTTTTCAATATCCATTATGAGACATCCACGATTTTAATTTCCCATTTATTATCTTTCTTTCTCCAGCCATGCACTTGTATTCCCCAGTTTGCTTTTCTGACACTGCCAACATTGTCGTTCTCTGCAATCTTTTTACATCTAGCGTTAATGTTTGTATAGCTTGTTGTTTGTACCGCTAGCACCTCACCTTCATCATTAATAGCTAGTATATCTATAAAACCAAATAAGTCCTTACGAACCCTAGCAAACGGATTCCAATACTCAACAATCGCTAGTGTTGTCCAACCACTCTCTCTTAGATGCTTTAGGCTTAACTGTGTCGGACTCATCTTTGCCATCTTTTTCCCTTAATTTTTCTGTTGTTTTAAAGATACGTTCCCATGCTTCTTGAACTTTATCATCTGATACTTTTGAAGGTCTACGCCCTGAACCTTTACTCATTGTTACTCTCCAAATTTACAATCAAATCATCTCTATAAAAAATATATTTTTCTTTAAGGTCTTTTGGTAAGTGTATAAAGTTTCTATGCAAGCAACCATAATCTACTTTTCTTGGTGGCAAGTTCTCTTTTATGTAACGCTCTGCATGATTACAACTTTCAAAAGTTCCTATGTAAACTTTTTCTGTTTCTAAATACATGATGAGAATAAACTCTAACATAATTTAATTGCACATTATTCCAGCAGATGTTGGCATACATACAGTTAATGCTTCTGTGCCGTAAATAAATGTAGGCTCACTCGAACTAGGATTTATTTCATACCCAACTGCACCTTCATCATCAATATTAATTTTAGTATCTGACTCCCCCTCAACAATAATTAAATCCCCATCAGTAGTCCATAATGATTCAGCATTACCGTTAAGAATAAATAAAGATAATAAAATAACAATACAAATTTTTACTGAATATAAATTCACACCTTCCCCTTAGTAATAATTTTATATGTTTGCTCATACATTAACTGAAAATCCCATCCATCTTCGCTAGGAATAAAAGTAACTGTGTATGGCATTCCTTCCCACTTAAAGTTATGTACTTTAATTTCCCTCTTTGGTTCTTCTTTTTTCTTTGTCATTCTTGCAATATCCTTTTAGATTAAATTCACCCATACAAGTTTCGCTTGAACACCACCAATTTTTTAAATAATATATCCTAGCTTCTTTCTTGCACACACAACACTTTGGATTATTTACTTTTATTTTGTTTTTTGCAAATGCCATGATGCTCTTTAAAATCTTTCCAATTAAAATAACACCACCATTTTTTTTCTACATCCATAAACATTGCTTCTTCACCGCATAGGTGGCAGTAAAATTTTTTTATTTCATACTCATCAGGCTTCGTCATGCAGTTCATCATCAATCCATTTGTCAACTTTAATCTTCATCATCTAATCCAGAAGTCATTAATTCATCTGGATAAATAGGCGTTGCTTTTTCTTCTGCAATAATTTCATCGTAAATTTTTTCTTCTTCATCTAAATACCATTTTTGTTTACGACATTCTTCTTTGCATTGTTTAGCCCATGCTAAGCGTTCTGATTTAATAGCATTTTTAAGACCTCTTCTATCAAGATATTTTCTTTGATTACCTTTGCAATATCCTATAGTTTCTTCTTGAGTCTGCTTTGCTTTTATTATATCAAATGTTTCAATGCCACCATGTTTATAATGGTCTGGATTTATGTTGTCAGTCATGCTACCTCCTTACAATTAGCCAATCTATCTATATAACTCGGTTGATAATATTCATATTTTTTGTTCATAAGTGTATTTGTTTTATAAAACCTCCAATCTTTCATATCTTTTATGTGAACTAACTTGCTGTTAGTTTCGCTTCCATCAATAAAACTAAATAGCTGGCAAATGTAATATTCGTCAGTTACCTTACCTTCAACACACCCTTGATTTTCTATTTCTAACTGATTCGTTGTTTTTGAAAATTCATAAGTATGAAAATATTGCCCAATTAATTTTTGTACTTTAAAATTACTCATTTTTTTATTTCCTTTCTTTTGCGTTTTTTTTGAGCCTCAATCTCTGCAACTTTTTCTAATGTCTTTTCTTTAGTTGTGTTAGAAAGATAAAGGCAAGCCTGTAACATATCACTATCTCCATTTAACCACTCTAATGCTTTCCTTGTTGCTGCAACTTGTTTGCCATTCTGTTGACGAACACTTGCTGCTTCCCTAATAGCAAGAAATAAAATAGCATGGAACAATCGTCTGTATTCAAATGTCTCTTCATAATTCATTATTTATCTTTCTTAATGCTAGAAGTAAACTTCTCATCTCTTTTATCAAAACATTTACTATTAGTTTCTATAAATACATAACTGTCAGGCGTAGCTGACTTATATAAGTTACCTTTTTTACAATGATAGTTATAATTATCTTTGGTGTATGATGAGTACCCATAAAAAATCATAGCTAATATTAACACAGTATAAGTTCCTATTGCAATTATACATCTCATGATTTTTATTACCCCTATTTAATACAAAAACTATATAAAAACATTAGCATACATAGTATAATTACACCTATATTAGAAATAATATAAATCTAAAAAGAAAGGAGTAATTTTATGTGGACAAAACCATCAGCTACTGAAATGCGTTTCGGTTTCGAAGTAACAATGTATGTAATGAATAAGTAATGAACAAAGGGGAAGCTCATAACTTCCCCATTATTCTTGCGTAAGCATCAGGCTTATGCTGAACAAAATATTTAGACAATAATACTCGGTATCCTTTACCTTCCACCTCTGTATTAAATACTTTAGCGTCACGCGGTAAATATCTCAACCGTTCTAATTCTACATATCTTAATACTTTATCAGGACTAGCCTTTAAATACCTAGAATGGTATGTCATCTTCCATTTTTGCAAATGGGCTTTCATTTGACTCTCCAGACTTTTTATTTAATTGCTCTGATACTTGACCACTTACATAGTCAACACCATTTTTACTTTTTTTAATCCACCCAGACAATCGTAACTCTTTATTGTCTATAATAATATTACCTGTGTAATCAGGTTGCGTCTCTTTTGTTTTGTTGTTCTTAAACATTGCAAAACGCATATTGTTATCATATTGCTCTGCCATATTACTGCACTCCTTGTTGTAAAAATTGAACTGTGTCCTCAACTTCTGCCAAGAACTTCTGTACTTCATCTTCAAGACGCTTGATATACTCATCATCACGATAGATTCGTTTGACAAACATCTTTAGATTCTCAGGAAACGAAGGTTGATACGAAACAAAGTCAACCCACTTTCTTTCAGGGCAACAAGCTAATTGCCACATGATTTGCGACAAATGCTTGTTTGGCATATCCCTATTAATTAATGTTAGCGTATGCGTATGAGGTTGAACACATTTTATTTCTATCATTCCCTCATCACCCACTAATCCATCAGGCGAAGCCCCAGCCCATGCAATTTTAGGGTGGTCTATAAATCCTACCTCTTCTACATTATCTTTACTAAACATATAAAAGGCTCTAGCTTCGTCTTCTGTATCTATGCCATGTTGCATAGCTTCGCTCACATAACTTCTAGTAACTTGATTAGTTAAGCGTTCTGTTACTAACTGTACTCTGTAACTGCTACGTGTAACAGCTTCGCCACTCTTAATGGTAGCTAAAACATCTGATACACGACTAGCGGTTACCTTGCCAAGCCTAGCCTGAAACCACTCATCACTTCTCTGCTCCATTGCTATCCCCCCTTATTTTCTCAATAACCTTTTTACATTTCTCTCTATCTGCTTCTGACATTTGATTGTAAAGTTTTCTTGCTTTTTCAATCCCATCATTCTTATAGACAGTTTCTAACGTAAGCACAGGGTCTTGGTTAATTATCGCTATGTTTACCTCTTCTGCGGTGGCAATAGAGGTATCAATGCCTATCCCTAACATACCTAATGCACGACCCACAGCCGAAGTTTCACAGTTTTCTATGTATGATGTTTTATTAATAAATGTTGAACCCTCTTTCTCATACGCATGACCGACTGCTAATATCTGATTATCCACAATAATGGTGGCTTTAAATACGCAAACACCATTTTCATTAGTAAGAATCTCGGTCATGATAGAACCTAAAGGGAAAGTTTCTCTAAAGACTCTGATTCTCTCAGTCACCTCTACATATTCTTTGCCCTTAATATTGATTGTTTTTAATTTACTCATGATTAACTCCCATTATCAAGTAGTTTATTTGTATTGTAAAGTTTTAAATCAGCAACTTCTCTTGCCTTTATAACCTCATCTTGCTTACATATTTCTTTGTTCAAATTGTTTAAATCATTTGTTACTCTTGTTAGTTCATAGATAATGTAATCTAATTTGTCATTCAATGCACTCATAATTTTCTCCTTTAGTAGTATAATACTCTGTTAATATAATTTGTCAACCTTTTTTTTTGTTCGCATTTCTATTTTTTTATTAACCTTATCCCACCCCTGAGACTTAAATACTATGCCATCTTTACTTGTGGCTCGGTACTCAATATCAGAAAAAAGATTTTTTATTTGCTTGATAAACTGGTTTACTGTTGTCATTGTTATACACTCCAAAAGTTAATGTTTTTTTATCAAAATAAAGTCCAAAGTTCCCCTCGTAACCATT